TTTGATTTTCACACGGTTCTCATCAAATGGTTCGATTTCCAGGTTGAGTGAGACCTTACCTTTGGTTTTCGTGTTCATCACACCGGAAGCGACTTCACTGAGAACTGCGCCGATTTTGGTTTCAAATACGCCGCCGTCCAGCTCCCCGATAAATGCCTGCACATCAGTACTGCGTTCGCTAGCCATTTTGCTGCTCCTCATCATATCGACCCTGCAAGGTCGGTTGGTTTCTCCACAAAACAGAGAAGAACACCTGCGGTGGCAGCCGCCCGGATGGATTGGGTTATGAGCCCGTCGTCCGGTGATGCTCTTCTCTGTTTTGTAAAAAGAGCGGTACCAGCCGGAAGCAAGGGTACAAACTGGTACCGCCAAAGCAGTGGCTGTTGTGGTGGGGTTGTCACTCAGGCGTATGGTCAACCTGACAATCCGGTGTCCTCAACGGGGAAAGAGTAACCCCGCCATACTTACCGCCGCGCCATTTCGCGGATTACCACAACGCTGAGAGCACTTAGCCAGTTACGGCACCACACTTTGTCGCGGCTCCATAAATGCCCTCATCGTTGCCCCCTGGTCTCTTCCCTGGCGTCAAACCGGATCGCCGCGCTGGTTAGGCGTCTTATCAGCATCCTCATTGACTTGCACATTCCGGCTACCTGGTTTGTTTGCCCGAGCAAGGAGTGGATTATCCCCTTTAACGTCACCAGACCGCTAACGACGCATGTGCCATACGCCGTGTTACAACCAAATTTTGTTTAATCTTGCCTGTGTTGTGTTTCTTTTAGATACATTATGTATCCCGAGGGTACATTGTCAAGTATAAAAAAACCTGCCGAAGCAGGTTATAAATATTGATTAGGCCTTTATTATGTATCTTCTTGGTTTTCCTGAGAAAATCACTGTACCAATTATAGAGCAATTACCGTTGATCTTAATGTAAGGTTCAGGCCAGTTTGGGTTTAATGCTTTGAGGTAACGCTGTGTTCCATCTTCTATCAACCGCTTGAAGGTGGTTTCGCCTGTATCGTGCATCAATGCAATAACGTCGTCACCGTGGCAGGCAGGGACTTCAGGATCAACAAAAATCATGTCTCCCGGGCGGTACTCATCAATCATTGAATCACCAATCACCCGCAAGATATAAGTCATTTCGCCACAGGGTACAGGGCAGGGGTAAGTTTCTGCTGTGCTCAAATCAACCTCAGAATAGCCAACTTCTTTCCATGCTCCGGCCTGTACCCATGATATGACAGGGACTAACGTTATTTGTTTGTTAGTGATTGAAACATCAGGTTTTTTTGTGATGTTCGTGGTCTGGTGTTCTTGATCAAGCCATCCGACAGGCAGGTCGAAACATTTTTCGATGTGCCGCGCCATGCTGTCACCGATATTTTTAGTAGCACCATCTCCCATAAACCTGCTGGTCTGGGTTGGCTCGCGATCAATCATGGTGGCAAAGGAAGAATTCCCGCCAACACCATCTCTCAGTTTTCTGGCGTTAGACCGCCGGATGTCATGGACTGTTTTCATAAAGAAATTAAAACCTTTGTACCGATAAGGTACAAGTATCTTGAAGGTTCATCTCAATCATGTAATATGTATACCGGAAGTACATATTGTATGAAAGCGTATTGGGACTCTTTAACCAAAGAACAGCAGGGCGAGTTGGCCGGAAAAGTTGGCTCAACACCTGGCTACTTACGGCTGGTTTTCAATGGCTATAAAAAAGCCAGTTTTGTGCTGGCTAAAAAACTTGAGCAATGCACGTCAGGTGCAATTACGAAATCTGACTTAAGACCGGATATCTATCCGAAAGATTAACAGAACACCTTCAATTTTTAACCACAGAACGATGAGGCTAACCGTGGGTAAGCATCACTGGAAAGTAGAAAAACAGCCTGAGTGGTACGTGAAAGCTGTCAGAAAAACTATCGCGGCGTTGCCGGGGGGTTACGCTGAAGCTGCTGAGTGGCTGGATGTAACAGAGAACGCTTTATTCAACCGCCTTCGTGCAGATGGCGATCAGATTTTCCCGCTGGGATGGGCAATGGTTTTACAGCGCGCGGCTGGCACTCACTACATTGCGGATGCTGTCGCACAGTCTGCTGGTGGGGTGTTTGTATCGCTTCCTGAAATTGAGGAAGTAGAGAACGCCGATATAAACCAGCGCCTGCTGGAAGTCATCGAACAGATCGGGAATTACTCAAAGCAGATTCGTTCGGCAATCGAAGATGGGGTCGTGGAGCCACACGAGCAGACAGCAATTAATGATGAGTTGTATCTGTCAATTTCGAAGCTCCAGGAGCATGCAGCACTGGTCTACAAAATCTTCTGCGCTCCAGAAAAGAGTGACGCCCGCGAGTGTGCAGCTCCGGGCGTCGTGGCGTTTTGTGTCTGTGGAGAAACTAACGCATGAACAGTTTAACAACACACTACCGTCGCTCGCAACTGATTGCGCTTCCTGTACCGGGTGGAAAAGCGAAGGTGGAGTATTGCTATGCAGTGAATGTACCAGGTGACAGGGAAATTGTAACCCACAGCTTTGCAGAGTGGGCTGTGGGTGATTTCAACCGGCAGAAGGAGACAGTCCTTTGCGACAAGTTAACCGCTGGTTCAAAGATCACTACGGAGTGCCCGTCAGAGTCATTCGTTGGGAGCCGGAAACACAACGGGTTATCTACCTCCGTGAAGGCTATGAACATGAATGCTTCAGTCCGCTCGAACAGTTTCGTCGTAAATTCAGGGAAATAGAGGTCGGTCATGAGCCTGTTAATGACATCCCAGCCCATTGTGATAAATCGTGATCTTGCATGCCGTATTGGTCTGAATGAGGCAATTGTGTTGCAGCAGCTTCATTACTGGCTGAATGAAACGAATTCAGGCACTGAGCATGGCGGAATTCGCTGGGTTTATAACACGACAGAACAGTGGCTGGAGCAGTTTCCGTTCTGGTCAGAGTCCACTCTGAAACGCACATTTGCAAGCCTGAAATCACTTGGGGTTTTGCGTCGCGAGCAACTCAATAAATCGAAGCGTGACATGACCAACTTCTACACGATCAACTATGAAAGTGAGCTTTTAGAAGAGGTCAAAGTGAACGAATCCATCAGGTCAAAATGCACTTCTCCATCGGGTCAAAGTGACCTGATGGATGGGCGCAAAATGACACGATCCATTGGTTCAAAACGACACGCTGTCATCGGGTCAAAATGGCCCAATGATCTTACAGAGAATACAACAGAGATTACTACAGAGAATAAAACCTCTTCTCGTCCGGACGCTTCGCAACCGGACACGCAAACGGCTGAACAGGAGTTTTTAACTCGCCATCCTGATGCGGTTGTATTCAGCCCTAAAAAGCGCCAGTGGGGAACGCAGGATGATTTGACCTGCGCACAGTGGCTCTGGAAAAAAATCATCGCCCTGTACGAGCAGGCCGCCGAATGTGACGGCGAGGTGGTTCGTCCCAAAGAACCGAACTGGACAGCATGGGCAAACGAAATTCGCCTGATGTGTGTGCAGGATGGTCGTACTCACAAACAAATCTGCGAGATGTACAGCCGCGTCAGCCGCGATCCGTTCTGGTGCCGTAACGTGCTCAGCCCGTCGAAGTTGCGGGAAAAATGGGATGAGCTTTCCCTGCGCTTATCGCCGTCCGTCAGCACGCACACAGAAAAACGTGAAGACCCGTACTTCAAAGCCAGTTACGACAACGTGGACTACAGCCAGATCCCGGCAGGATTCAGGGGGTGATCATGAGTCTGTTAAATGACGTTCAGAAATTCATTGAAGCCCATCCGGGCTGTACTTCCGGAGACATTGCGGATGCTTTTTACGTGGGGGCTTAATGAGTAATAAATATTGCCAGGCGCTGGTGGAACTGCGGAATAAACCAGCCCATGAACTGAAGGAAGTGGGAGATCAGTGGCGCACGCCGGATAACATTTTCTGGGGAATTAACACCCTGTTTGGTCCGTTTGTTCTGGATCTGTTCACTGACGGTGATAACGCCAAATGTGCCGCGTATTACACGGCGGAAGACAACGCGCTGGCGCATGACTGGTCAGAACGCCTTGCGGAGCTTAAAGGTGCTGCCTTTGGTAATCCTCCATACAGCCGCGCCAGTCAGCATGAGGGGCAATACATCACCGGCATGCGTTACATCATGAAACATGCCAGTGCCATGCGTGATAAGGGCGGGCGCTATGTTTTCCTGATCAAAGCTGCCACCAGCGAAGTGTGGTGGCCGGAAGATGCAGATCATATTGCTTTTATTCGCGGGCGTATTGGTTTTGAACTGCCTGTCTGGTTTATCCCGAAAGACGAGAAGCAGGTACCGACAGGAGCTTTTTTCGCTGGTGCTATTGCTGTTTTTGACAAGACCTGGAAGGGACCGGCAATCAGCTACATTGGGCGCGATGAACTTGAGGCATGTGGTGAGGCGTTTCTGGCGCAGGTTCGCCAGCAGGCGGAAAAACTGGTCAGGGAGATGGCGGCATGACGACATTAACTCAATGCCAGCAGCAGGTGCTGGATATGCTGATTTCTTATCAGAAAGAGCGTGGCTTTCCGCCAACCAATCAGGAGGTGGCAACCATGCTGGGATACCGTTCAGTGAATGCAGCGGTAGAGCATCTTCGCGCACTGGAGAAAAAAGGCGTCATCACGATAAAGCGTGGCGTGGCCCGGGGGATAACGCTTCATACCGCGGTGAAGGACGACGACAGCGAGGCGGTCGGGATTATCCACTCACTGCTTGCCGGTGAGGAAAACGC